CCTAATCTCCTTAAGTTTGCTGCAAGACTGACATCACCGCGTCGATTGACGAAGCTGTGTTCGACGATACTTTAATCGAGTCACCTACGGTGAGAACAATCTTTTGATCTCCACCGATTGGTGTAAGCGCGCCGCCGGCTGGAACCGGAGCATCCTTTACGATGCGTGAATCGTTACTCCCATCGTTGTAAACAACTGTCACCTTTACAGCAGATGCCGTAATGTTCGACACTGTCAGTCCGATTACAGTCTCGGTAGTTCCGCCAGCAACCGTATGGCTGCCAACAGCGGTAAGTGAATTGCCTACAGCGCGGGATGCGAATGTTTCAAATACGTTTGCCATTTATCCTATCCTAGTGCGATTGCGAAAGCGAGTGCATTATCATCGGTACCTGGTGCTGCACCGTTTATCAAAAGTGTACCGTTAATCTTTGTGTTAGCCGTAACCAGAAGAGTACCGCCAGTGATGTTTGTATTTGCTCCATCGAGAGTTGCTAAACGTGTAGTTGTAAGAGCGGCGGTGTTTGCCGTAAAGTGGCCACCTGCTGTTACTGTGTTAGCACCAATTGTGTTTGCAGTCGGATTGATCTCAAAGAGGTTAGTGAACCCTTGGTTTGACCTGACTCTCCAAGTATCAAATGTATCCGTCAGAGCAACGTTAGCAACTTGACCCATTTTTTAATTACCCTTCTGTGAAGAGATGATAATATTTAACATATCTTTCAGCTCTCCAAGTTCTTGTTTGATATTATTTATATCGTTCAGTATACTGCTTTGTGACTGTCTACTTTTTTTATAAGCATGTAGTCCTCTACTATCCGTAGCAACGATTGCTCCTGAAGCTTCATCCTTCTTAAAATCTTGAACGTCTTTTATCAATGTTAAGCTCATAATTCTTTCCTAGATCTGTAGAGCAATAGCACGGAAGTCTTTCAGCCTCGGTACTCGAGATGGACTCGTCGAGAGAAGTACTACCTTAATCTTAAAGTGTTTAAACCCAGTATAGGTAACACTTCCTGAGGCATACTGGAACTCTCCACCGGCGCCGGTTAAACTTGCGGTTGGAATATTGTATTCGTATTCTTCAAAGTCCTGCTCATTTTCGGTATCGGATACCACGGTTGAAGCTGTGATCTGCGTTAACTCTAACCATGTTTTATCTTCCATGGTTTGACCATCTTCTGCATTCAAGAACTTTCCATATACCTTGATAGTTGCAGTGCTTGGTTTATATGCCGCGAAGAATAACTTAAGATCCTCAGCGTCCTGTCCTTCTGCAAGAGTTACAGTTTTCTGAACGTATCGAGCAAGTGCATTACCGTTTGATTTTCCATCCTCATTCGTAGAATCATTATTGATAAGATTCTCTACAGTAAAGATGGCAGCACGATCGTTATCAATCGCCGGTGAATGGCGAGGATTCGTAGTATTGGTTAGTATAGTTTTAAGTTCGGCCGACTTTTTACCGGCGATACCGGTTGTCTCATTCGATTTACTAAGTACGAACCTACGTGTATCATACCTCGTTTCACTATTGATGTTGACCGATTTGAATGCGCTATCCAATGCCGACCCAGACGTTGCAAGTTTTGCGGTGGATGATGCAGTTGTATCCTGCAGCTCGAGCTTACTTGCAAACACCTTGAATGTATCTATAGGTAAGTTATCGACACTGACGATACGAGCATCGAGACCACTGACCTGTCCTCTGATATAAGTATTCGCGCTGAACGATCCGCTTGGACTCGATAGGTGCATAATTGTGTTGGACTGAGTAACTGTGTCAAAGAAATGTACTCGACCTGTAGGAGTTGACTGACTGCTGATCGTAGCATTCACTCCTGTATTGGCACTAGACCCAGCCGCATACTTGTATATCTTTGCACTGTTTGTAAACTTAGTAGCCGTCGTTACTTCCTTCACTCGTATCGAAGAACCGCTATTGAACGTAACGATAGCATTTGCTTGAGCTGAAGTTGTATTTGCTTGGACAATGATATCACCAACGTTAGCGCTGATTGCACCTGATAGCGTAAGAGAGGTTTCACCGTGTACCAACTCATTGGCTCTATTAAATATCGTGACCGAATCTGCCTCATCGATAGTAAGATACTCTTTATCAATGTTCTTGAATATAGCCGTACCGGTTTGATTCGTACCGAAGTTTGCAAAGTACATTGTGTACTTAAGATCTTCTTCCTGTATTGCTTGCCACTGCCTATCGTTAGACGATGCAAATAGAACACCGGTTGCGGGTTGAGCCGTAACTCGATTTCCAGTAATAAGATCGTTTCGTCCGAGTCTTGCGGTCCAAACTACACAGTTCGGATTTTTATTTGCAGGCACCAGTGTTAATGCATATTCCGCTGAGTTTAACAAGTACACCGGAGTTTCAAATACAACCGGTGTAGCTGACGAACCATCGGTCGATGTATTGATATCAGCTGCTGGTACTATCTGTCTACTGAATGGTACTACCCTATCGGTTACGACTTGTGACGAAGGTTCGACTTCTCTAATCTCTACAATAACCGGAGCTGTTGCATCCTTAGCTGAGAAGAATAGATCCACCTTAGAAACATATGCACCCGGTGATTGGAAGTTGCTGTTGTCATTGACTCTAAACGTTTGAGCCAACGGATCAGTGGTACGACGAGGTTGTCTTCGTATCGCATGAACAACACGAGTATCAACGACCGTTCTCGTAGAGATATCAATATTACGAGTTGAGATGATTGTGCCTTGTGTCGTCATATCTAAACCACCGGCGCTGTAATTAGCTTCAGCCGAAGTAACAGCGGCGCCGGTTGCTAAACTATTAGTCGGACTATCGGTAAGTCTGAACCGAAGGTTACCAACAGGGAATCGTATCTGATCGTTGTTTGGTATCCTAAAGTTAGCATATAGTTCACCTTCTGAGTTCGTAATAAGAGAACTTCCTTCAGAAGCGGTATTGGCAAAGGATGTATTTGCCGGCGATACATAAGCATTGACATCGGTACCATCAAAGAATGCATATACTCGAGTCGATGGTTTCAGACCTTCAGCCTTCACGTTAACTTCACGAGAACGCATAAACGGAATCAACCCAACATTCTGTACTGAATCACCAAGGTTATTTTCAACGAGTTCTCCGGCCTCAACTACAAGCTGTTCACCGGTTCTCTGTTGTGTTACGGCGACACGCTGCATCTCGTTTCCTTGGAGATCTGGCGGAGCGCGGCCTAGAACCTGAGCACCAACCTCTTCAAACTCTCCGAAGTTTGCACCAACATGGTTAGAGATCTCTTCGAGTGCTTCGGCAAAATTACCAAAGTCAATATTGATAGATGGGGCAGTTGTTACATCTTTAAAGAAGTCGTTATCCGGTGTAAGCGTAATGACACCTTGGAATGAGAAGGAGAGGCCAGCAATGTTACGAGTATCCGTAGCGAATGGCTGATCTATCAGTTCCTCATGTGTCCATGGTAAAAGAATCAGCTTACCGGGATTTGGTGTAGTAACAGATGAAACCGTAGATGTGGCAGTTGATGTACCGCCAACAACATTTGCTGCATTGGTAAATGTTCCGGAAACTGCACGAAGATATAGTTTTTGAGATACCTGATGTGCAAGCTTACCGGAAGCGGAACCCTGTGTAATCGTTTCACCTACTGTATAAGTTGCAGTGGTTGATCCGATAGTGATCGTTGCATCCTTCGATGTTGCGGTGATGTTTGTCGAGTTCGCAGATTGAAACTCCATCTGAACATCATCTAATTTATAGGTTGGGCGAGCCTCTTTCTTTGATTTATGAATAGCAACTTTATAACCTTCATCAAAGAAATCAGACGACGTAAAGTCAGCGAACTGATCAACAATGATCCCGTTCTTAAATCTATCTACTCCGCTTGAGTTTGCAAGGAATAAGTTTTTAGTATCCGACTCAAGTAAGGATAGAGATGTATAGTACTCAAGGTTACCGATTCTTTCGGCAAGACCGTTGATATCCTTCATTGTGTATCGGCGGATCCGCTGAGGTGTAATCTTAATAGCAAGTTCATTACGACCGTTCGGTGCAGTAGCTGTTTGTATCCTCTTAGCATTTTCTTGAGGTAACGACGGAAATGGTTTTACATTTACGACAGCAATCGTCATACCATCCGCGGGTGCCGTTGGTGTTTTTGGATCCAACGATGGAACGCCCTTAACAACTCTAAACTCACCAGCATCTGTAACTACGATTCTATCCTTACGTGGAAGGTAGTAATCAAAGTCGGTAACGAAGTCTTCGTTAGGAGCCATATATCGTAGACCACCCGAAGGTTCTACGATGACGGTTGATGTTGCTGGGTTACGAGAAATATTGGTAAGAGCTGTAACACTATTTGCCGTGTCGGTAATGCGAGGGCGAATGTCGATATTATTTCTAAGATCGTAACGAATATCGGTTACAAGCGAGCGATATATTGGAATCTCACCCGTCTGAATAGCAGTTGTATTTGCGGTATTCGCATCATCGACTGGATAAGAATTGACTGAGAAGTAACCCTTACCTTGTGATGTATCGTGAGTGAAGTAATCCATCTTCACGAGATATGTTTGACCGTTAGCGATCGCTCTCGATGAAGACGACTTCAGCCGTAACCTTGAATGATCATAATGGTTATCACGCATTCCTGTGTCAAGTTCAAAGTCTTTAGTAACATCTGTTCCTTCTGATGTACTCGCGAAGAAAGTATTACCGGTCTTTAGCCGTACTTCTTTAAGTTTATGACCATCGGATAACCCAAGTGGCCATGGGCCGGCAAGACCGTGACTTGCGAATCCAGCACTAATGTTAATCTCAACGAGCCTGTCTTTATTGATTACCTTAGCAATCTCTCGACCGTCGACCTTCTTAAGTTCAGTTGTTACTAATGCACCAACCGTACTGCTAAGAGTTTCTTGAATATCAAGAGTGGCTGATGTTGTAGAGTTGATCGTTACAGAACGAGCTGCAGCATCACCGCCGACGCCGTTCAGTGATATCACCTGGCCAGGTGTAAAGAACTTAAATACAGTCTTACCACTTAGAACGAGACCTTCCCCAGGTCCATAGTAGTTAACTGACGTAGCACTATTCAGATTTGATATGACGTATGTGTTTGATTCACCCTGAAGTTGAATCTTATCACCAACGCTATACTTATCAGTAACGTTCGTTAGACCGGTAACAGTATTTGAGTTAGCAACACGTGCTGCTGTTGTATCCCTTGCGGTTGCGCTGTTCGCAGTGCCTGTTAATACAACATGGAAGTTTTCACGCTCCTGCGTATTATTGATAGCTCCGGTTGAGAACGGATACTGCTCGTCAGCACCAGATGTTGTAATCGTTACCGTTCCATCTGCCGCAATCGTAGCTGCTTCCTGCTTAAAGAACTTGAACTCGTTATCAAGAGCATTGCTTGTATCACGTAGAGTTTTGATATTTTCTGCAGGAATGAGGAACATGGATCTATTAAATCCAGTCTCGCTCAATGTTGCGCTGCCGCTCGTAAGAACGGTATCAGCAATGCCATCGGTAGAAGCATGATCGTACCGAATAGATCGCACAAACGAGAAACTGTTCGCGGTCATATTGATATCATAAAGATATAGTTTCATACGGCCACGGGCATCGCCCTTTGTACCTGAATCGTATTGGATCGCTCGAGCTCGAGCTTCACCGATCTTAGCACCACGTGTAACCGTTGTGAATGTGTTATTAGAAATGGCTCTAACTGCTGTATCATACAGCTCAACACGATCATGACCGTTAACATCCCAGGAACCTACAACTTCATCGACGAGTGTATAGTTGCCGTAGTTTGCAGGGATAGAAACATTCTCAACCGATGCAACGTCCGTTCCTTTATCAAGAGTTACATGACGAGTGACAAGGTTCTCTACTTGATAACCACGAACGTAGGCCTGTCCAGCCGATACATCCGCCACGAGTTTGTTAATATTTCCACCGCTACCGGTAGCAAAGACCCCACCATTATTTGCAGAGTCCAAGTGTTCCCGCATTCTGAGTGTAAGTCCTCGGACAATATAGTTACCCGATTCATCATAGGTACGCTCGGCGATGTAATCATTGATGACTGAGTATAAAGGCTTATCGGCTTTATACTCAATATCACCGTTCTTAATACGGCATCTTTCTACAAAGTTTGTAGAAGCATTTGCGGTAAGAGCTAACGTTGTAATGTTTGCAGTCAGCTTAAGGCGATCAGCGCCCGGTGCTGCATAGTTGAACGATCCTTGCGCAGGATCCTGTAAAGATGTATCGGATGCAGATGTAACAATGGATTCTTCAATGTTATAACCAACTTTAATGTTGGTGTTCGACGTGTAACGACCGACAATAGTGTTAGCGGCATCAACTCGAATGAAGTGATCTTTGGCAAAAAGCATGCCATCACCAAATGAGATTCTTGATGCATCACCTGTTACCTGAGACGACTGAACTCCTTCGGTGATAACGTTGGCGGAGAGAGAAGTGTTTGATGTAAGCCGTTCTCCGCTCTGAAACTTAGCAGTAGTACCGAGTGTACCTGATCCTGTATAACGAATGTAGAGGGTCTTAGTGTTAGGTGTGGCGGCTTCTGAACCATCGATGGAATCAAGAACGTGGGCTGTTACACCGGTCGTTACCCCCGTAAGAGTTGAGCCAACAAATGCAGCTGCATTAACGGAAGCACCGTTGTTATCGTTATCACGAACCTTCACATATTTAAGAAGGTGATCGTAATTCATTTCCAATCCAGAAACAGTACTTCCTTCTTGGAAAACGTGCTCGCCGAACCTATCGATCTGCGACTGCAAGATCGTTTGCATCTGAGTAAGTTCACGGGCTTGAACTGCTAGTCCTGGCCGGAAAAGAACCCGATGAAAGTTTTTCGTTTCATCGTAATCGTCATAATATGGGTCGACATTGAGATCGGTCGATAGTGTTACCGTGTTTGCAAGTGCCATTTAATCTTTTTCCTTAGAATTTCACTACCAGCTTGATATCTTCAATCTGATCGGATGACCGAGCAATTGGTCCTCTATTTTCTTTGTACAATACATCGCCTGTGTATGGAGCAAGCGATCCATAAGCGACGCTTCCTAGAGTTGCTGTAATACCACTTGTGAGTCCAGTGATGGTCTCAGAATTAGTGAACGTACCGTTTGACTTTGCATCAAGAACTTTAACTGTGCCGGCTGTGTTTGCACTGTTAGTATTTGCAAAGCTTACGAATTTTGCAGATGCACCAGACGTACCGCCGCGGACCACTTCATCGAGTGTATATGCGCCGGTCCCCGATACGCTTGTAACCGTAAAGTTTGTTGCTTGGTTATATACTGAACCTGTCGCAATGTCACCGTTAGCAAACTGTGGATCGCGAATGATTCCGATGGAACGGAAGTCATTTGTTGTGATGAACGTATCAGATTCTGAACCACTTAGCTGAACATTAAGAATTACGTTATGTCCGCCAAGCTCATCAACCGGATCCGATCCGTGACCGCCTGGAGGAGATACAAATGCTTGGCCCGTTGCGCCGGATCCATGACTGCTATTGGCACTTACTGTAATAGTTGCTTGTGAGTACTTACTACCACCGGAAATAATGTTAATGTAATTCACCGCTCCGGAGTTAACATTCGCAAAAGCAGTAGCACCTGTACCGTCTCCGCTGATTGCAACCTTCGGGCCAACTAAGTAAGTCGATGATGTATTTGGCGTAACACTAAATGTAGAAGCTAGCTGAACGACTTTCGTTGAACCAACATAGTCTGTAATTTCACGAACCTGTCCTGAACCCAACCCTGAAGCAATATAAAGAGCAGAACCATTATAGATGTTATCAGTACCTGATGCTCCGCTAGCAAGAGTCATTGTATCGCCATCCGCAACGGCAGCAAGAGTACCTGAGTTTGTTACATAGGAAGATCCACCTCCCACTACATCGATAACATCAATAGCACCGTTGGAAGCAGCTTGTTGTACATCCCACTGCGCTGAGTTATCGTCAGAAGTAAGAGTCTTAATTGGTTGCCAATCCGTCGTAAGGAACTTAAGTGCATCTCCGGCGCCTACTGCATACATAAACTTCCAATGATAACCATCAGCCGTAACCAATGTGGTAGTTGCTGTGCCGGTTGGTTCAACCGTTGACGCCGCAGCTTTATTGTTGAATAAACACTTATATACTTGATATGAGCTGTTCATAACATACATAGTGTTTGAACTTGCTGGTGTATCGAAAAGGGTTGTTAAGTTTGTATTATACTCTCGATAAACTTTGCCGCTCGACCAGTTGTAACGAGGAACCGCAAAAGTAACATCTCCGCTCTGTGCTCTCTTCAGCGAAAGCATATCCCGCCAGTTGTCGTATTCAGTTACCTGAATAGAATCGGTAGGAGTTGGTGGATTGTTATCATCGGGCCACGCTGATACACGTGCGATGAACAAGTACATTTTGGTCGATGCGGTTTCGGAAAATGCCTCGTGAAACTGTTCGGCATTATGAACTCGAAAACGTCTGGTTACTGTTCCTGGCATTATTTAACCCTTTTAACCTTAATCAAGATTATTTCTATTTATTTATAATTATCTTCAGGCAGTTCCTTGAACTCGTACAACTATTTGACCCTTCATAGCGCTGTGGTTGGCGCATTGATAGAAGTATGTACCAGATGCGTTCGGAGTCCAAGATACCGTTCCCGACTGCGTTCCTTGATTCGATGCGGCCGGCATAGTAACCTGGTTTCCAGTTCCAGTTCCTGCTGTTGTCTTAATGTAGAACGGATGACCTGAAGCGTTAACCGCGAAGTTAACTGTGTCACCAACATTCATTGTTACTGTCTTATTATTACCGCTCACGTTAGCCAACCTATCTACGCCAGTGAGTGTGTACGCACTCGATCCAGAGTGCGACACAGTAATATTGTAAGTATTGTTCTGGTTTGTATTGTAGTAGAACGTGCCATTGGTGAGCGATGTATTTGCATAGTTCTGTGTAATCGTTGCTGCTGTATTGCTCGATGTTGAATTGATAAAGTAGACACCATTTGATGTACCACCAACGCCTACGATCATTATCTTCGTATTGCCCATCGGTATATCGGATGTAAAGAATGTGTTGTTGCCTTGCAAGGCCTTTGGATTTCCAAGAGAACCGATTGCCAATGTAGCATAAGTATTGATAACAACACTTGCGTATGCACCGATGACATTGTTCGAAGTTATATCTATCTTTCCTCGGCCAGTCTTCAAGATATCGTATTGAGTCTCTGCAGTAACCGCTTGTGTTGTTGCGACTAACGTCGGTTGTGGTATCACAAACGTATTTGCTGCGCTATCAATGTATTCCTGTTCGGAAGCAGCTACGACCGTAGGTACACTGATTGACATCACGCTCTCGACTTGAAGTCGGCCGCTAGTTGTGCTATCAACTACTGCTATAGATGTATCAAAATCTGAGTACACGCGATAACGACCGAACATCTTCATCCCGGCCGGATGAACAAGAGTATCTACAAAGTCTTTATAGGTTTTTGTAAATCTGTCAGAAGCTATCTCGTAGGAGAACTCTTGATAGTAATGATTATCCTGAAGCTTGTTGTTCCAAGATATGAACCCTTTCGTATCAATATACTTACCAGGATATGTGACAACACCGGATACCTGTGGCGCGCCTTTAGCAGCTTGTGTGCCACCTCTTGTGAGGTTGTTGACCGTAATTTCTTCGTTCTTATTGTAATTGATACCAAACTGAGCAACGTTCACTGATACGATTGCTCCAGGAACATTGTTCGCAACTATGCTAGCATTGAGACCTTTTGTGCCGCCGCTGCCATCTGAGATCTGAAGGGTGGCAACTTCTGGTTGGGTTACCGTTATAGTTGGAAGTGTACTGTATCCATAGCCGTAGTTTGTCATTGATATGGAATTGATAGTACCGTAGGTTCCGTTTGAGAAGTTAAGAGCTTTGTTTAACGGAGTTGCAACATTTGAAGAAGCAAGATTAGCACTGACGACCGTCGTGTTTGCCCCGGAAGCTACAAAGTTTGGATTTGTATTTAATACAACACTCGCCATTGGCAGTATTGTATCTTGGTTGATTGAAATAATTTCCGTACTGCTTAGCGTCGAAATCGTACCTTCTGCTTCTAATCCGCTTCCCCCAGAGAGTGTTATAACTGCATTCGCAGCATAACCTTTACCGCCGTTGAGTATCACAAACTCAATAGCACTGGTATCGGTCGTTGCAGTTACTGCACCGTTAGCCCCAGAACCGGTTGTTGCCCCAAAGCTTACGAGATCATCGGCCCGATGAAATGCTCCACCCTTTTGCACTACTACGTTTTGAAGCGGTCCTTCGTTACTAACGATTGTAACATAGGTTGATGCATCATCTAAAAGTGAAACTCTTTCGGCATCCTGAAATGTACCAACGATATCAAGAAGATATAATTCAAAGACCGATGTACCAGCAGACAATGTACTTACAACATAATCTACTCTTGCGGTTGCTTCAGATGTGAGACCCTTTATTTCGCGCCCCTGAAAGGTTTCCGTTATATCAGTAACACCAGAAGAAGTTGGATCCCCAACTCGCAATGCGTTTTCAACTACCCATCGACCATCGGACGAACGAAGCATATCCTCGCCTGGATAATAGAAATCTATCTCTTCGTTATAAAGAAGGCGGAAGAGTAACCTATATGATTGTTCGGAACCGCGAGATCGGTATAGATCCTTAATGCTCTTTGCGAGTTTCTTTTTGTCCGCAAGAATGGTTCTTGGGATCGACGGCATAATCTCACGATGAAAATATTCGAAGTACTTATCATACGTCTTATCAATATCTTGATAGTCAAGAAGACTCTTTGATACTTCAATGGCATTGTTGGCCTGATCCATCCACTCATAGTATGCCTTGATGAAGGCAGTGAAGTTTGGATGATCACCTCTAACAAAGAAAGGTAACTGATCCTCAATAATATTCGAGATCTTATTCTCAGCCATTAGTACACCACGGGATAGAGACCAGTATCAACCACCGTAGTTGATACGCCAGAAGTTGTAGCAGTTACGGTCGTAGCATCGATCTGTGATGTAACATCGTTTAGTATAGTAGTCTTCGCATTCGCAATCAATAAGATTTGATTCCTTACAGCTGTAACATCTTTATCGTCTGGAACAGCAAAGATGCTCAGAGTTGATCCACTAATCGCTGTTGGTAGGAAAGCATCAAGTTTAACCAGACCCGTTGTATAGTTAACCGTTCCGGCATCTGCAACCGATACAACTCTTTCAGCAGCTGCATTGAGATAATAGATACGTATGTTACCTTTCCCATCATCGTCAAGGTATGAATCTAGATTTCTAAAAGTAAACATTGTTGAGCTGATGGCATATAAGTGGCCATCGTGCGGGTGGTGGATCTTTTGACTAAATGGAATGTTATATGTTCCTTTAGTTGTAGTCGAAGGACTAAACCTTCTTTCCATCTTAATGTCAGTAAGACTGCTAAGGACGGCTGGATCTGAATCATCTATGACCCTTGCGAACTGTGAGAACCTAAACTTTTGTTTCTCGAAGTCGCTAAGGTTATCAGTCTCGAAAGTGCTAATCGCCGTATTGATCTTATCCTGTACCGCGCCTGCGCTCAATGTTGTTGCATTCGGATCCCAACGAACCGTTGTCGTTGGATTGACATATAAGAACTGAGCATCTACGAATTCCGTATCGATTGATAGAACATTATGCTTCTTAAGAATAGTCTTAATCTGAGATTTACGTGTTGACGATATAACATTGCCAACGGTCGGCTTGACTGATATGTAAACCTTACCGTAGATAGGTGGATCGTTATCTTCTCCACCCCATACACTGATGGATTGAATGTCACCGGTTTCACGTAGGATGATTCTTTTGTAATCCTCAGCAAGCACCGCTCGATTCTGAGCTTCGAAGTTCTTTGGCGCATTAAACTTAATCGACTTAACAGTTTCAAACTCAGCGCCACCTGAAGTGTTTGCACTCACGGTCTTTGTAAACACGGCCGATCCGGCAACCGTACTTGGATCAGTAAATGTACCGATGTCGTTGCCAAGAGTTCCATTACAGGAACGATAGTTAATGATTACTATGTTACCGTTATCCGGTTTCTTACCGAGTATACCATCACCAAAATGTACTTCATACTGATTCTCAGCTTCTTCTTCGATAAAGTACACGGCTGAGTTTGCTTGAACTTGAGTAAGATCGGTCGCAAGATTATATCTCGTCGATGTAGTATCAGTAGATGATTCCTGAACATCGACCACGATGGAAGAGGTATCTACATTTTCATTAGGAAGGAGCAATCGTTGAGTGTCGAGATTATCAACGGTAAACCTATGTGTGAGCGGTTGACCTTCCACTACTGTAATAGTGCCACTATAGTTATCAGCCGATGAGAAGGTATAAGCCTCGGGAGTTACAAACTTAAGTGTCTGGCCATCGACTGCTGCAGTCCATTCCGTATTCTTATCGATTGTAATGTTAGTAGGCGAACCGGTTGGCGTTACAGTAATTGCGAAGTTTGTGTTTGCACCTCGAGCCGACGTCGGAGTATAGTTCAACATCTTGGCTCTTGATACAACACTCTCTCGCAACTGAGCGGAGTCAAGGAACATTTCGTTACCGACCATGCTCGTATAGTATGCATTCTGATATGTGTTATAAGCAAGCATATCAATCAAGAGACTGATAGCCGAACCCTCGAAGTTAAAATCTAAAAACTCAGGTTGTGATTTTAGAAAATCTTTGAGCGATACTTTAATGTCATCAAAGTCTAATTCTGTAACGCTTATAGTTGAATTGGCTGCCATTATCGAACTCTCTCTAACAATACATCGACCTCGATGGGTTCTGGTATATTTCTAACGCTAAACTTGATGGTTACTCGCAGAGTGTTCTGATCTTCGACCGGTGTTGTTCTTATATCTTCTATTACCGCTCGAGGTTCTTTATTCTCTAATGCCTGCCTAATGTTTTGCGTAACATTATACTCTGTGATCGGAGTCATATTTTCAAACAACTGGGCAAGAACATTTCCACCGAGCTCAGGCTGATACGGCCTCTCGTAGAAATTAGTTAAGACTATGTTCTTTACACTCTGCTTAATAGCTGCTGCATTCGCAACCAGTTTTAAGTTACCGGTAACCGGGTGAGCATTAAAAGACATAGGAATATCACGATAGATCTCCTGTTCTATTTCAGACTGTAAACCGGTACTGGTTATTCTGCTTGCCATCGTACGACTCTAAGATTTTGTTATATTTATAATCATGGACCAGCGAATGTGTTATCTGAACCCGTTGCCACACTTGTACAGGCCGTAATACCATCGCCTATTCGACCGCACCCTTTACCGTTGATGAATACAGTTGTAGACCCAGTTGTGATCGGTGCGACGTGGGGTGGACACGGAGCTCCTGGAAGAAGATGAACTGTATTATTGTCTCCCTGTCTCGATATACCGGTCCCGTTCACGGTTACATCAGGACTCAGCTGATCTCTTCGTGGTTGACTACAATGCACAACATCCGCATCAACACTGTTTCCCCTACATATTGCCGGCACGCTCTTTCTCCATTAGTTTCTGCAGTCTACCATTCCATTGGTCCATCTCTTCGTGCTCTTCTTCGGTATGTGGATCCGGCAATGGATCCGGCATAAATTTAATCACGTGCTTAAATGAAAAGTCATCAGGTATATCATCCCAATCTGTAAATGTCACCATCTCGTTATTCGCTAACTTAAATACAAACTCAGCCATGATAATCTACGGGTTCAAGTGGATGTTCGGACCGCCAGTGATTGTAATATCTCCACCAGCTGTTTCGTTATGTGTTGCTCCATATGATTCGGTTACCGCACCGGTTACAGTCGATGTTTGTGTACTCGATATGGTTTCACTGTGTAAACCTGTCACCGTTGTTTTGTGAGCATGCTGGCCGGTATCAGTACCATATGCTTCAGTTACGTTCTTAATAACGGTTGAGCTCTGATCACCCTGTATGGTTTCAGAATGATTGCCTCTAATCAATTCTGACTTATTACCATCGACCTGAATATCCCAGTCGCCCTTGATGTATGTCTTACAGTTAGAATCGATCGTAAGGTTCACATCACCCTTTACATTTACAAAGTTGGTTCCTGCTATGATCTCATAGTTGTTACCGACTATCCTTGTATGTTTATTTCCATCGTGGTCGATTTCATAGAAGGTGCCGGATCTATGATACTCATGGATGCGAGTGGAATCCTTCGTATCATCGTACTCCTTGATATGTCCGCTCTCGGATTCAAAAACATGGTTGTGTGGATACGTTGTGCTATAACGTGTTGATCCGTTCTTAGTCTTATCGGACGTAGCAGGTTCGTTCCACTTACTTGCATCTACATCGGTGTTGATACTGTCTACGGTGCTTGATGCATCTACCGTGTGTTGCTTCTTACCTTGTTTATTACCAATGATGTCGTTGCCGTCTTTTGTTTCATCGCCAGCATCGACTCCATATGGTTGATCCTTATCCCAAAATGCTACCTTTACCTCATCCGTTTTAGTCGAATCTTTGGCACCAAGAACCGGATGACCGGCATTACGAGCAAGACGATTCGTATCCGGCCTAATCTGATCGTTCTCTTTATCGCCTGTCTTAAACTTTTCATTAGCTGCGCCGTAGTCGCCAGCCGGTGTAGTCGTGCCTCTAGGATATCGACTTACGTATGATTGATCTTCCGAATGACTTTCCCAAACGCTCAGGTTATTTTCTTTGGTTCGACCAGTAGGATCGCTGAATCCTTTAGAGGTATCTCCCGCTTCGCTAGGAATAGCAGATATAGATCCCATGATTACCGGGCGCTGTGCTTCCTTACCATCAAGAAAGAATCCTACGACCCACGTTCCTTCAACGAGTCCGAGCGCGGTATGACCGACATCACCCATAGCAGCAGATGTGATCGACTGAATTGGTTGTGCCCAAGGTAGATTATCGGTCGGTGTATCCGACTTGCTCTGTGAGTGAAATCCATAACAGCGTACGCGAACGCGACCGAGCTGTAAAGGATC